TACGGGTTTTACCAAGACCAAGGGGTGAAGGGTGTAAGTAGTGGACGAAGCCTAAGTAGCTTTAGGTTTGGTTCGGGTTCGGGTAAAAAAGGAGGACTAACCGAAGGAATAAAAAAATGGGTTAAATATCGTAGCATTCAATTTAGAGACAAGAAAGGAAGGTTTTTAAGTAGCGACGCTACGGCATTTATAATTACGCGTTCTATTTGGCAAAAAGGAATAAAGCCTAGTATGTTTTTTACCAAGCCATTTGAACAGGCATTTAAAACATTACCAAACGAAATGATAGACGCTTACGGGTTGGAATCCGAAGAACTATTCGATACAATAATGAAAGAAAATATGAAGAACTATGGCTATAAGTGAAATATTCGTTAGAAGCCCGTTTATTTTGGAAATAGACGTAGTAGGGCAAACAGGAAGTAAAATAGAACTATACATATATAAAGACGGAACAACACCGCCAACGTTACCAAGTTACACGCTCGAAAAACTGATTCCCGCGAGTAACAATACGCAAACGCTTTATAACATTTCTCCTTATTTGATGGAGTATATAAAGCATGATAGTTTTCAAAACAACTTTAGTTCTAACACGGCTTTGTTAAACGTAGACGAATACATTTTAGTAGACGTTAAAAGATATTACCTAATCGCAGGAACTTACGTACTAATTGACACGCTTAATTTTTATGCTTACGACGGTTATGGATATTATCAACAGGGGGTTAATCCTAGCAATTTATTTTTAGTTCATTTAGAGCCGAAGAATTATTATTTTTGGAGCGGTGCGAATAACATTCCTATTGCCAACCCTTTGCAAAGAGCGGGAACGTTTGTAAGTTATTTAGAAAATGGGTATAGCGTAAAATATACGCAACTTCAAACGGGATTAAGTTTTACGAATAACATTACTGCGGACGGGATTTACAACCTTTACCGCGTTTATTCTCCTTATTATTTGACGGGTAATAAAGTAGAGGTATTCGATACGTTTTCTAACTTAGTTTGGGAGGCTACGTTTTACCCCATAGAAGAATGTTACTACGATGTGCAAGTAGTGGACTTTATCAATATGTACGGAACTTGGCAACGTGAATTCTTTTTCAAAGCCTCCTACGAAAGTTTAAACACAACCACAAGCGAGTTTAATTTAATGCAAAAAATAGGGGCTTCTGCACAATGGGACACAAACCTAAACCAACGACAAGTATTTAACACGAACGGAATTATAACCCATAGAGTAAATACGGGATGGGTAGACGAATCCTTTAACTCAAATCTTCAGCAGTTACTTTTAAGCGAACGAATTTTATTAGACGGAAAACCCGTTAAAATGAAAACAAAAGATTTTAACAAAGAAAAGAACCTAAACAACAAAAAAATAAATTACACTTTAGAGTTCGAAGAAAGCTACGATTTAATTAACAACGTGATTTAATGAAAAGGCAAGTTAGAATTTTTGTAGAAGGTAGGCAATTAGATTTATTCAACGATGAAAGTATAGAGGTAACTTCTACTATTCAAAACATACAGGACATTTCAAAAACGTTTACCGATTTTTCGCAATCCTTTACAATACCTACGAGCGCGAATAATAACGCTATTTGGCAATACTTCTATGAAAACGCGTTAAATAGTTCTATTAACTACCAAGAACGTTTAGAAGGTTACATAGAAATAGATATGACCTTTTTTAGAAGGGGAAAAATCCAAATGGAAAAGAGCCAACTAAAAAACGGACAACCTAACTCCTATACTATTACTTTTTACGGCGAAGTTACTACGCTTAAAGATTTGGTAGGCGAAGACTTACTAAGCGTTTTAGACCATTCCACACTTGACCACGATTACTCGTTCACGGAAATATACAACCGCATAACAAACCCAACTATTGATTGGGACGTATGTTACCCGCTAATAACTTCAAACCGAGTTTGGCAATACCAAGGGGTAGACCCAAGCGGTAATTTTCCTAATTGGTATTCGAATACAGGGGCAAATAACATAAGCAACAACGCAGGAGCCATAGATTACCGCGAATTATTCCCTGCGGTTAGAGTTAAAAGTATTTTCGATTTAATTGCAGCGCAATACGGAGTAACGTTTACAGGAAGTTTCTTAACGGACAATAGATTTAAGCAGGCTTACCTATGGTACAAAAATAAAAACGATTTCGACTTTATCGGGCAAGCGCAAAACGTTACCTTTAATTCAGTAATAGCGCAGGGAGGAAGTACGTACAACCTTAACCCAAGTTCGCCTCCTTACGTTTTTGATTTTACGCAAAACGTATTAAACGTTTACTACCAAAACGGCGCTTCTTTTATGGGCATAACTTTTTCGGTAGCTAGTAACTCTAACCCTTCGGTAATATATTACTTAGATACTTACGTAAATGGTTCACTTTATCAAACTACGCAAGGTCAAGGATTTACCTTAAACGCAAGCATTACTAACATTCCAAATGTACAAGGTTTATATGATGTTTACGAATTTAAATTAAGAGCGAGCGCGGCGGTATCTATTACCTTGGATATTACCTACTCGGTAAGTTATTTTATAGGGGCTAACTTTTTTACTGATTTTGTTACCATAGATACAAATGTAAACAACCTAACTACTTTTAGCGATTTACAAACCTTAGCGCCTACTATGAAGGTGCAGGATTTTATTTCGGGCATTCTTAAACAATTTAACCTAACTTGCTACGGCACTAAGCCAAACACATTTAATATAGTTCCTTTAGCGGATTGGTACGGAGCAGGAGCGGTAATAGACATTACTGAATTTACGGACAAAGACGAAATAGGAATAGACCGCGTAAAACTTTACAAAAAAATAGGTTTTAAGTTTCAGCCTTCGGAAAATTTTATGAATAAAAAATATTTTGAAGTTGGCTTAAAAGAATGGGGGAACACGGAATACCAATACCCATACGATGGAGGCGAATTTACTTTAGAAGTTCCGTTTGAAAATATGCTATTTAACAAATTTACGGGTACGAACTTGCAAGTAGGTTACTCGTTAGATAGTTCGTTTTCGCCTAATATTCCTAAGCCTTTATTATTGTACAAATACGGAGGTGTTACGCTAGCAACGCACGTACATTATACGGATGGAACTAACCACTTTACGAATTTAGATTATACAATGTTCGGGCAGGATTTAACAAATAACGGAATTAAATACTCGTTAAACTTTGCGCCCGAAACTTCTTCTTATTGGCTTACTCCTATACAACAAAGTATTTTCGCAACGTATTATTTTCCGTATTTAGCTAACTTATTTAACCCTAAAAACAGGCTAACAACGGTAAAAGCTAATTTACCCGTTTCAATACTTACAGGAATCCAACTAAACGATAGGGTAGTAATTAGGGATAAAAGGTATTTAATAAATCAAATGAAAACGAATTTAGTTACAGGCGTAACGGAGTTCGAATTACTTAACGATTTTATGCCCGTTAACCCTGTTTATATTTTGCAACCACCACCCGACAAAGACGTAGTAGTAGTTCCTATTACGTTACCTAACGTAACTTCGAAAACGGGTTCTGTGGCTTCGGTTAGGTTTACTTCTACAAATTCGGATGTAGTAATAACACCCGACGAAATAACGGAAGATAGAAGTGTAGAAATAACCCTACCGACTTTAGATACCGCGACACGGATAACCGAGGAAAGCGATACAAGAATAACAGAAGACGGATACACCTTAGAAACAGAAGGGCGCAACGATGTTATTTTTATCGACATTGAATACGAATACGCAAACGGAGAAATTAGAAACGGACAAATTATAATTATAAGATGAGTTACATAAAACAAATTATTGGATTATTACAAGTAGATGAGTTCGTAGGAAAACACGAATTTATCGAAATCGCAAAGGGGAAATATAAACTACATAACGACATTAAAGGGCTTTGGAAACAAGGAATGCGCGAAATAAAAGTAAAGAGAAATGGCAGAAAAAAGAACGATTGAACTCGAAATAAAAGACAATACTAAAACGCTTAAACAACAATATAAAGAAGCGGTTGTAGAATTGCAAAACATGGCGGCAGCTTACGGGGAAACGTCTACCGAAGCCGCACAGGCAGCCAAACGAGCCGCAGAATTAAAAGACCAAATCGAAGATACTAACGATTTACTACAATCGTACAAGGGCGAAGGTACTTTTATCGCTATGGGTAAAGCAATGTCCGCGGTCGCAAGTGGTTTTAGCGCTATAGAAGGCGGGTTAGGTTTAGTCGGTGTGGAATCGGAAAACGTTCAAAAAACTATGCTTAAAGTTCAAAGCGCAATGGCTTTAGCGCAGGGTTTAGAAGGGTTAGAAGATGCGGGGCGTTCGATGAAAAACCTATATAGTCGAATTAAAGAAACTTCGTTGGCGCAAAAAGTTTTAACGGGAGTTCAAACTGCCTATAATTTTGTAGTGGGCGCAGGAAGTGGAGCGTTAAAGGCTTTTCGTGCTGCTTTAATTAGTACGGGAATAGGTGCTATAATTGTAGCGGTTGGGTTACTAATCGCAAACTTTGATTTATTGTTAGATGCCCTACAACCCGTTATTGAATCTTTAAAAGCGGTTGGGGACTTTTTAGGCTTTACTGATTTTGCAGGCGAAGAAGCGCACGAAAATGAAATGAAGCGTTTAGAAGCAGAAAAACAAGCACGTGAAGAATTAGCTGCCGCAAGGGAGGCGCAATTTAACTCAAGCCAAAAACAATACGAGCGCGAAATTGCTTTAATGGACGCGCAAGGTAAGGATACTAAAAAACTAACTAAACTCAAAATTGAAGAATCGATTAAATATCAAAAGGAAAAACTTAAAGAAATTGAGTTAGAAATACGGGCTTCCGAGCAAACAGTAAACACTTTAAAAAAATTGGTAGGTACTGATAGTGAATCAATTAAAAGATATGAAGATATAAAAAAACAACGCATTGAATTAACCGAGGGAATCAAAGATGCACAAAACCAATTATTAATTAATGAAGTAAACAATAATAAGAAATCCGCAGAAGCAGCACAAGCCGCCGCCGAAAAAGCGAGGGAAGCAGCTAAGAAAAAGCGCGAAGATTACGTAACCAACCTACAAAAACAAAACGAAGACGCTGCAAAATTAGAAGAAGAAGCAGAAAACCAAAGGTTGGCGTTAATGCAAGACGGAATAGAAAAAGAAAAAGCATTACGCGAAGACCAATTTAACGACTACCGCGACAACTTTTTAAAAGAACGTACAAAGGAAGAACAAACCGCTTTAGATAACCAATACAAAGAAGGAAAAATAAGCCGTGAAACTTACAATAAATTAACGGAAGAATTACAAATTAACGCTTATAATAAATTAACCCAACAGGAAAAAGATATTTTAAAAAACGCTAAGGAACTTTTAAACAAAGATTTATTAGCGATTGACGAAAAGTACCAAGCCGAAGTAAAAAAACGTACGGAGGATTTTCAAAAGAAAATGCAAGACGATGAAAAGCAAAGAAAGTTAGCATTTGATATGGAAATCGAGCGAATGGAGGAAGAAAACTACCAAGCAAGTTTAACCGCTCAAGACAAAGAACTTTATTTGATTTCCGAAAAATACGCCGAAATGGAGCGTATGGCTAAAGGTAACGCGGATGCCGAAAAAACGATAGCCGAAATGAGAGGAAGGGAGGTAGCCGCTATTAATCAAAAGTACGACAAAGAAAACGAAGAGCGTAAACGCGCAGAACTTGAAAGAAATGTAGGTTTTGCAAAACAAGGCTTAACCATTATTCAAGACCTTACCGACTTATTCGGAAAAAAAGGAATAGAAAGCGCACGTAAAGCATTCAAGGTAAAGAAAGCCGCTCAAATGGCAAGCGCCTTAATCGACACTTATATGAATGCAACCGCAGCCTATGGTTCGCAATTCTTGCCATTACCCGACCCAAGTTCACCCGTTCGAGGTGGAATAGCAGCAGGGTTAGCCGTTGCAGCGGGTTTAGTTAATGTCGCTAAAATTGGCGCTCAAAAATTCGAAGGTGGAGGTTCTTCGGGTGGTGGTGGCGGTGGTGGCGGTGTTAGTGGTGGTTCTCTTTCCGCAGGCGGTGGAATGCAAGCCCCTAACTTTAATGTTGTAGGAAATAACGGACTAAACCAATTAGCCCAACTTCAACAACAACCCACGCAAGCATTCGTAGTTAGTGGCGAAGTAACAAGCGCTCAGAGTTTGGATAGAAACAGAATACAAAACGCAACACTTTAAGCAAATTAAAATTATTAAGTTATGAGAATTATTGAACTCATTATAGACGATGAAGACCCGCAGAGCGGAATAGACGCGGTAAGCGTTGTACATTCGCCCGCTATCGAGGAAAACTTTGTAGCCTTAAAAAAACACGAAATCGAATTAAAGGAGGTAGATTCCGAAAAGAGAATTCTAATGGGCGCGGCTTTAGTACCTAATAAACAAATTTACCGCAGAAATTCAAAGAACGAAGAATACTATATTTACTTTAGTGCGGACACGATTCGAAAAGCGAGCGAACTTTTTTTAATCAACTCAAACCAAAATAACGCAACCTACGAACACGAAAAAAAGGTTACAGGTTTAAGCGTTGTAGAAAGTTGGATAATCGAAGACGAAGAAAAAGACAAAAGCAAACTATACGGATTCGACTTGCCTAAAGGAACTTGGATGATTTCGATGAAAGTAAATAACGAGGAAATTTGGAACGATGTTAAAGAGGGTAAAGTAAAAGGCTTTTCTATCGAAGGTTACTTTGCGGATAAGTTCGAAATGAGCGCAGAAGAAGCCGAAGCTACCGAAGTAATAAACGAACTCAAAAGGTTGTTAGGAGTTGAACTTGAATCTTACACGGACTATCCAAAAGGCGCAATAGAAAACGCTAAAATAGCGATTAGATACGCAGAAGAAAATGGTTGGGGTGATTGCTTAGAGGCTACAGGAAAAGCACGGGCAAACCAATTAGCTAACGGAGAACCGATTTCGGAAGAAACGATTTCACGAATGGCAAGTTTTGAGCGCCACCGACAACACTCTAAACGCGAGTTAGGGGATGGATGCGGTAGGTTGGCTTGGTTAGCTTGGGGTGGCGATGAAGGTATAGAATGGGCGCAACGTAAATTAGAACAAATTAAAAATGGCAAAGCAAACTAACGTTAAAGTTCACGTTGCAAAACCTAAGGTTAAACGTCCTAACGTACACGCCAAAAGTAAAACGAGCAAACTAAAGAGTTCAAAGAATTACGTTAAACTAAATAAAGGTCAAGGATGAATGAAAACGGAAATAAACCAAGGGCAAGCCGTACAAGTGGTAAAAGAGCCTGCCTATGTAAAGACGGAAAATACAGGCGTAAATGTTGTACAGGCGAACTACAAAACCAAGGTATAGGAGGGGATGTTACACCACCACAACCACCCGCGCCAAATTGGAATCCACTACCATAAAAATGCAACAAACAAAAATCAAATAAGTTATTAAGTTATGAAAAACATTTTAGACAAAATTAACCGAGCGGACGAAATTCAAGCTAACAAAGTTGAGTTAGGTAAACACGAAGTCGAGTTGGCTTTAGTTGAGGACGTGCAAAATTTATACAATGCTGCTAACAAATCTTACAAAGCAAACACAGACCAATTAATGTCTTTTGCAAGTAAAATGGAATCTTCATTTCAAAAAACCGCAGATGAATATAAAAAAGCATTAGATAAATATAGTCAATTAGAAAAAATGTCTAAAGAATTAGGAGTTCAACTTCCTAACGATATAACCAAACTTAAGGGATTAATTGAATTCGGATTAAAAGATTCATTAGATAGTAAATCAAATGCGGTTAAAATAGCTGCGATTTAGAAAATTTTAATAAATAAATAAACACAAATGAAAAATAGCACACTTTTACAACACATTAAAAGCCTTCTTAGCAAAGAAATTAAGTTAGAGCAAATGCTTATGGGCGACGGAGTAACCAAAATCGAAGCGGATTCATTCGAAGCAGGTAAAGAAGTTTTTGTCGTAACGGAAGACGAACAAAAGATAGCCGTTCCCGTTGGAGAATACGAATTAGAAGACGGACGTATTTTAGTAATCGTTGAAGAAGGTATTATTTCCGAGGTTAAAGAAAAAGAGGAAGAAGTAGAGGAAGTAGAAGAAGAAACCAAAGAGGAAGTAACCGAGCCTATGCCCGAAGAAGAAATGAGCGCACCCGTATCTGCCCCAAAGAAAACTATTGAATCTATAGTTAAAGAAACGTTCTTTAGCGAAATGGAAAAACTTAAAGAAGAAAACGAATTGTTAAAAGCAGAATTGGCAAAGTTATCCAAAGTTAACGAGACCGCAACCGAAGCGACCGAACTTAGCGAAACACCCGAGCCTATCGCGTTTAACCCTGAAAATGAAGCTAAAGCGGACTTCGTTAAGATAGGCGCTAAAGCACCACGCGGAATTATGGATTCCGTTTTGAATAAAATGTATAAATAATCTAAAAATTAGAAAAAATGCCAAATCCAAACATTACAACAACGTACGCAGGTCAGTGGGCAGGTAAGTACGTTTCTGCGGCTCTTTTGAGCGCGCCAACTATCGAAGGCGGAGGGGTTACCGTTATGCCTAACGTAAAATTCAAAAGCGTTATCCAACGTTTAGAGACAACTAACTTTTTGCAGGATGCAACTTGCGACTATAACACCGCAGGAACAGTTAACTTAACCGAGCGTGTGTTAGAAGTTAAAGACCTTCAAGTAAACATGACACTTTGTAAAAAAGAGTTCCATTCTACTTGGCAATCTATCGAAATGGGTTACTCTTCTTTCGACACTTTACCAAAATCTTTTGCTGATTATTTAATCGCTTACGCTGCTGAAAAAGTTGCAGCCGCTAACGAAATTTCTATTTGGCAAGGTTCTGCATCAACTTCGGGTCAATTTGACGGGTTGTACGCCACCGCATTGGTAGACCCTTTATTGCCTGCGGGTCAATTAGTACCTTCTTCTCCAATTACTCCTTTGAACGTAGTAGGTGAATTACAAGCTATTGTAGACGCTATTCCTGCTTCTTTGTACGGAAAGCCTGATTTGAAAATTTACCTTTCTCAAAACTTCGTAAAAGCGTATATTTCTGCTTTAGGTGGTTTTGGAACTGCGGGTTCAGGTTCCCTTGCTAACGCGGGTATCAATGCTCAAGGGACTATGTGGTACACTAACGGAAACCTTAGCTTTAATGGTATTCCAATCTTTATGGCTAACGGACTTGCGAATAATACCGCTATGGCTACAACTACTTCTAACCTTTACTTTGGATGCTCACTTTTGAGCGACACTCAAGAAGTTAGAGTAATTGACACTTCAGCTACTTTGGGCGATGATAACGTACGTGTTATCATGCGATATGCAGCGGGAGCGCAATACGGAGTTATCGAAGATATCGTAGTTTACGGATAATCCACATAACTAAAATATAACGGGGTGGTGGATAAAACTGCCACCCTTTTTTTTTAACAAATAAAAAATTTAAATTATGAGCTGCGACATTAGCCACGGAAGAATTGAGCCTTGTAAAGATGCTGTAGGGGGGTTAAAAAACCTTTACATTCTTAACTACGGGCTTTACGACGAAACCGATATTACCTACGATACTACGGCAGGTTACGAAGACCAAATTACGGCAATTACTTTGCCTGCTTTGTCTTCTATTTACAAGTTTGAACTTAAGGGAACTAACTCCTTCGAGCAAACTATTACAAGTTCACGCGAAAACGGAACTACTTTCTTCGAGCAAGTATTAACCGTTATGCTTAAAAAGCAAGACGCGATTACGCACAAACAAATTAAATTGCTTTCTTACGGACGTCCTAACATTATCGTTGAAAACAACAACGGGCAATATTTTATTGCAGGACTTTTGCGAGGAATGGATGTAACTGCGGGTACTATTTCAAATGGGACTGCGTTAGGTGACATGAACGGGTACTCTTTGACTTTTACAGGACAAGAGGCAACCCCTGCCAATTTCCTTGATGCGGCAACCGAAGCGCAATTAGTTGCTTTACTTAGCAACCCTACGGTAGTTAATTCATAAGATGTTCTAAAAAGGTAAAGAGGGGGGTTAATAGCCCCCTTTTTTATTGCACAAAAAACACGTTAAAGAGTTATATTAATATGATAGTAGTTCAACAAACTAACGTAACTCAAACGTTTAACTTTATTCTTAGGTTCGGAAGCGGTGTAACGCTCGAACTAACGGACGAAAACACAAACGATACCGTACCCGTTGCGGGGTTATTTACTACAGGCGATTACGTGCATTCCTTTAGTGGGGTTTTACCAACTTTGGAGAATCATTTTTATTGGGCGGTAATTAAAGACGGAGGAGGCAACCTACTATTAAAAGAACGAATGTTTTGTACTAACCAACCGATTGACACGTTTTCGGTTAACGACGGGGAGTACATTTCAAACCAAACAACTAACGACTTTATAATGTATGAATAACGTTCACGTTTTACAATTAGCAGAATACCAACAACCGACTATCCAAGAATCTAAACGCGATGCATGGGTAGAATTTGGGGAAGATAACAATTACTTTAATTACCTAATTGATAGGTACACGAAATCCACCACAAATAGCGCGATAATAAACAACGTAAGCCGTTTAATTTACGGCAAAGGTTTAAGCGCCTTAGATGCTTCGCGTAAGCCTAACGAGTACGCCCAAATGATGACCTTGTTTAGTGCGGAATGCTTGCGTAAAATGGTATTCGATAGAAAGTTATTCGGGCAGTTTGCAATGCAAGTTCACTACAACGAAAAGCACGATAAAGTATTAAAGGTTTACCACATTCCCGTTAACTTATTACGTGCGGAAAAATGTAACGAAAAAGGCGAAATTACGGGTTATTACTATTCCGATAATTGGGAAGATGTACGCAAGTTCCCTCCTACGCGAATTCCCGCGTTTGGACATTCTAAAGATAAGGTAGAAATAATGTTCGTTAAGCCTTACGGGGTTGGGATGAAATACTACGCTTACCCCGACTACCAAGGCGCGATTCCTTACGCAGTTCTTGAAGAAGAAGTAAGCGACTATCTAATTAACGAAGTTCAAAACGGGTTTAGTGGCACGAAGGTAGTAAACTTTAACAACGGAATTCCAAGCGAAGAACAACAGGATTTAATTAGCCAAAAGGTTTTATCTAAACTTACAGGCTCAAAAGGTCAAAAAGTTATTGTAGCTTTTAACCAAAACCAAGAATCTAAAACAACGGTGGACGATATTCCATTAAACGATGCCCCCGACCATTACACGTACCTATCGGAGGAATGTTTACGAAAAATAATGCTAGGGCATAACGTTACAAGCCCGTTACTTTTTGGTATTGCAAGTTCTAACGGGTTTAGTTCAAACGCAGACGAACTGCAAAACTCGTTTATTCTTTTTAACAATATGGTTATTAAGCCATTTCAAGACGAAATAATAGAAGCGTTTGACCGAATCTTAGCATTTAATGGAATAGCCTTAAAACTATTCTTTAGAACGCTTAAACCGCTTGAATTTACCGACTTAGAAAACGCAACTACGGAAGAACAAGTAACCGAGGAAACGGGAGCGGATGCAACCGAACTTAAAGCACAAAGCACGGAAGAACAAATAGCGTTAGCGTTACAGGAATTTGGCGAAGAACCGCAGGAAAATTGGTTACTAATAGACGAAGCGCCTGTTGATTATGACACGGACGAAAAAGAAAACGCTTTGTTAAGGGGTGAAAAAAGTTTATTTTCTAAGTTAGTAGAATTAGTAAACACAGGAATAGCATTCCCCAACGCTAAATCGGAACAAGACGAAGTTATCGAAGGAGTAAAGTTTATTACTCGTTATGTTTACGAAGGCGAAGACGGCGGTAAAAGCGGTAAAACACGCCCGTTTTGTAGGTTAATGAAATCTGCTAAAAAGATTTACCGCAAAGAAGACATTTTACGTATGAGTAATTCAATAGTAAACGGATTCTACGTTAATGCAGAAGGCGAACAAATAGGCTTTGGTCCAAAAGGAAATTTAACGTACGACATTTGGTTATACAAAGGAGGTCCTAATTGCCACCACCGATGGAATAAGCAAGTTTATGCTCAGTTCGATAGTAAGTTTGGAATAGACGTTAATAGCCCAAACGCAAAAAGAATAGCAGTTAAAAAAGCGGAAAAATTCGGATACAAAATTAAAAATAACGCATTGGTTTCGACACGTCCAATAGATATGCCGAACCGAGGTTTTTTACCTAAATAGAAATGGCAGAAGCATTACTAATTACAAGAGACGATTTAGTGCGATTTACCGCACTAAACGGCAACATAGATACCGATACCTTTATTCAATGGATTAAAGTTGCTCAGGACATCCATATTCAGCAGTATACGGGAACGCAATTACTTGAGAAAATCAAAGCGGATATAGTAGCGGGAACTTTGGCTAACCCTTATTTAGATTTAGTCGAAACCTACTTAAAGCCTATGCTTATTCATTGGGCGATGGTTGAATATTTGCCGTTTATGGCTTATACAATGGCGAACAAAGGTATCTTTAAGCATAGTTCGGAGAACGCTTCAAACGTAGATAAAAACGAGGTGGATTTTCTTATAGACAAACAAAGGTATTTAGCGCAAAATTACACCGAGCGGTTTGTTCAATTTATGATTTTTTCGGGTAACACTTTCCCCGAATACTACACTAACACGAACAACGATATTTATCCAAACACGGATTCAAACTATACAGGTTGGGTTATATGAAAAAGCAATACGAGCCAAAGAAAAGCAATATAATTAAGTTACAAAAACTTGTTAAAAAACTAACGAATGGAGAAAAAAATAAGCCAATTAACGGCAAAGGGCGCTAACTTAGCTTCTACCGATTTATTAGAAATTTCCGAAGTTACTGCGGATGGTTACGCAAGTAAATACGTAACGGGAGCGGAAATAATAGGCGCTATCCCTATTTCTGAAACAAACCCTAGCACGATTGGAACGGCTAACGGAACGGCAATTACAGGAACAACCATACAAATAAGCGCGTCCGTTTTAATTCCTGCGGGAACGTTAGTAGCAAATAATACTATCTACATAAAAGCATTCATAAACAAAACGGCGGGTACGGGGGTTACTACCCCACGTTACTATGTTAACACGGCTAACACTTTAACGGGCGCAACGTTACTTGGAGCGGGCGGTGGAATGTCGACAAGCGTTTATTTTCAACGATTCGAAAGAAACATTTTCTTCGATGGAACGAACTTGAATTCGTTTTTGGCGGGTACAAGTGCGGCAAATGATTATACTTTGAGCGGAATAACTTTGACCGCTTTTAATCCATTGGTAGATAATTATTTGATTTTTGCAATAAGCAACGGAACAACAACACCCGACAACGGAAATTTCAAACGCGTAATAGTTCAAAAATATGATTAACATAACCAAAATTCAAGGCGGATTTGTAATGCACGAAACCGAGTATTTACTTGAAGGTGAATCCGAAGTATTAGACACAACGCAGGCGCATTTTCCTACCGATAGAGGAACTATTTTACTAGATACTTCCGTAACCATTGACGAACAAGAATTTAGCACGATTCAATTATTTATTGATTACCTATACAAATGAATTATAAAGGGGTAGCGGGAATGTATTTTGTTTTGGCTTATGCGGGTTGTTTTGTTGCTTTATTAGAAGGGGAACAAAGCTACGTACGTATTTTGGCAGCCGCATACATTTGCCTACTTACTTTTCAATTATTACAATCTTATGAAAGCAACCGCGACGATTTTACTAACGACGATTCAAACTAAATGGATTTCCCTTTTGGGAATCGTTTTAACCTTTTTTATGCCTATTACGGGAATGGTATTGGCGGTAGGATTCGCTATCTTTTTAGATACGATAACGGGTATTTGGAAAAGCCGTAAAAACGGAGTTCCGATTCGTTCACGAAGGTTAAGCGCGGTAATATCGAAAATGTTTTTATATCAACTTACTATTATTTTATTTTTTCTTATTGATTATTTTATTTTAAATGATATTTTAAAAACTATCTTTACAACGGAATTACTATTAACCAAGGTACTTTCGTTGGTTTTAATTTCGATAGAAGTTGTAAGTATCAATGAAAATTACAAAGCGGTTAGAGGAATTGACCTTTGGGCAAGTTTGAAAAAATTATTGAGCCGAGCAAAAGAGTTAAAAAATGATAGCGACGAAATTAGACACTAGTAAAATTATTCAAGTTCCGTTGGATAAATCGCAATACTTCCAAGAGGAAGCGACAAAGAAACAAATTTACTTACACCATACTGCAGGCGGGGGAAACGCAAGAGCGGTTAGTCAATTTTGGAATTCTAACGAAACACGGATAGCAACGGCTTTTATTATCGCCAACAACGGAGAAATAGTACAATGTTTTTCGTCTAAACATTGGGCGTGGCATTTAGGAATAGATGCGGAGGATTTCGCAAAGAACGGAGCGCCTTACCAAAACTTAAATAAAAGTTCGGTAGGAATCGAGGTGTGTAACTTTGGTATGTTAAAATTCCGCAACGGGAAATTTTACAACTACGTTAACGGAGTAGTTGACCCCAAAAACGTTACTACGTTAGAACAACCTTACAAGGGTTTTTTACATTGGGAAAAATACACGGATGCCCAAATAGAAAGCACCCGCCAATTATTAGTTTACCTTTGCGACACGTATAAAATTCCAAAGGCTTACCGAAGCGAAATTTTCCAAATAGACAAAGAAGCATTTAAAGGAACTGCGGGCATATTTACGCACAATTCAGTTCGTAAAGACAAATCCGATATTTATCCTTGCCCTCGAATGATTCAAATGCTCAAAAATTTATGATTCGAATAATAGCGATTTTAAGCGTTTTAACGCTCTTTTCTTGTTCAAGTGAACGCTTGGCACAATACCACGTAAGAAAAGCGCTTAAACACGGCGCAAAATTGACACAAGACACCGACACGATTCGAATTGCAACCGTTGATTCGTTTCCCGTAATAAAACACGATTCAATCGTTTGGGAAAAGTTTATCGCGTATCGCGATACCGTGATAAAATTTCAAAATGTTTATGTGCCGAAGACACGTTGGCAAACGCGAATCGAATACAAAGAACGCGTGAAGACGTTAAGAATTCAAGGTAAAACACAATGGAAGACCGCTAAGGCGCAACAAGTTGTTAAATATAAGTTCCGTTTGTGGTGGGTTATTGTGGCGTTTTGTGTTGGGTTTTTGGTTCGTTACATTTTATCGCCTACTTTTATCGGTAGGATTAAACTATTTATGAAATTATGGAGGTAATAAAACACGGACGAAACATCCACGAATTAAGGATAGACGGTAAAACGGCGCACGTTGCTATGTTATCGGACATCCATTGGGACAACCCTAAGTGTGAGCGCGACTTATTAAAGAGGCATTTAGAATTTTGCAAGTCGAATAATATTCCCGTAGTAATAAACGGGGATTTCTTTTGTTTAATGCAAGGACGCGGCGATAATCGACGCAATAAATCGGACATTAGAACCGAACACAATAACGGAAGGTATTTAGATTCGATTGTAGAAACTGCGGTAGAATGGTTTTCCCCATACGCGGGAATCATTAAAGTTATCGGTTACGGTAACCACGAAACGGGAGTAATTAAATACCAAGAAACCGACTTACTGCAAAGATTCGTAGATTTATTAAACTACAAAAACGGAACTCAAGTTTATACGGGCGGGTACGGAGGTTGGATAATTGTTAGACAAATGTTCCATTCAACGGTTTCATTAAGTACAAAAATTAAGTATTTTCACGGGAGCGGAGGTGGTGGAGTAGTTACTAAAGGAGCGTTAAACCTTACCCGTGCTTTGGAAATGTACGAAGATTTCGACGTATTTTCAATGGGACACATTCACGAAAATAGCGCACGTAATGACGTAAGGGAATGCCTTAACCATAATGCCAAGGTTGGTTATTCGGTTAAACAAAAGTACATTCATTCGATGTTAACGGGTACTTATAAGGAGGAATACGGCGATGGCTCGCACGGATGGCACGTCGAACGAGGCGCGCCCGTTAAGCCGTTAGGAGGGCGAATTTTGAAAATAGAATGCAAAGAGGTTGAAAATTCGTTAATAAAGAACATAGATTCTTTCAAATTTCCGTTGTAATTTAGCGTCATAGCGTTAAGGGGGGTAGAAATACCCCTTTTTTTTTATGCCTTAAAAACGCTTGTTAATCAACGTGTTACAAATTATTTTGTTGAAAATCGAAAAAAAGTTTTGAAAAAGTTTGGTCAATTGAAACTTAGTATTTATATTTGCGTATAGTTATTCACTAAACAATTAAAAAAACGCTATGGAAACAATTATTAAAGCCTACGAGCAAGAACTACGCGAAACGATGCAGGAAAATATCGACGCATTCGGACATTTAGACACCGACACCCAAAGAGCAATCGAACGTTGGTTAGTTATCGAAGAATTATTAACCCGCTTAAATTTGAACAATGATTAAAGATTTTTTACTTTCGACTTTATTATTGGTTGCGATGCCATTTTTATTGTATTACCTTTTAATTTTTATGTTATGAGTTGGCAAATAGAACTTGAAAACGACTGTTGTAATTTTTACTTTGAGCGCAACGGCGCAGATATTTGGGGTTCGTGTTTATTTAGCTTAACGCCCGACTTTGATGGCGGGTTCGAAGTTGAAACCGAAAACATAACCGCTTGGTTTGATGCTAACGAATGCGAATTACCTTGTAAACTTACGTTCGACGAAGAGTTAAATTTAGCGGATGCAATCGCAAACGAAGCAAATAATTTAATGCTTTGGGAAAAGATGTTACAAGAAAGATTGGACGATTTAGAAAACGAAAAAATAGACGAATGGAAAAGCAACAGATGGAATTAGGCGCGCAGGTTTATTGGTGGTGTCACGGAGGCGGGGCATTTGTAAAAGGTGGGCATTTTAATTGGAAACATTATTGTAAAGTAATCGAGGCAAAAAATGAAATTATACGAAATACTATATTGGCAGAGGAAGTTCGCAACGAGCAAACCAACGAAAACACGGATAACGATAACGGCTTACGACAAAATGGATGCGGTTAGGCGCTTGGATATTTGGGAAAAACTAATAATTAAAATACGGGAATTATGACTGCAAAAGACAAAGCCATTTATTTAATCGTCAAGTTTAACAAGGTTTCAATTTGCGTAAATTTTACTAACGAAATGCTAAACAATTTAGAACATATTAAAAACCTAACCCCAAGTAAAACAATTTATGATTTAATCGAGTATTGGGAAAACGTTAAAAAAGAAATAGAAAATTTATGATAGAACAAGCCGAACATTTAATAATAAAATACAACCTACGTAGACGTTGCAGAAATCAATATTTAGTGCATCAAAGAGCGTTTTTAATGAGCCGACTAAGCAAACACGGATTAAGCGTTACAAGAATCGCAAGGATGTTTAAAATGAACCACGCTACCGTATTACACAACGTTCGAAACGCAAAATATTACGAAGAAATAGAAGACAAATATTATTTAGCAGACGTTGCCGAAATACGCGAGGAATTAGAAAGCAACCCCGTTGTAAGAAATATTGAAGACCTAATTTCCGAAATTCTTGAATGCACCACGGTAAGAAGGTTAGAAAAAATTCAACGAAGAATTTTACGAAATGAGTACAATTTAAAAGAATAATAGTTATATTTGTACTTGCGCTCATCCTACATTATAAGCGCTTATGAACTTATTAAGGCTCTTAAATGAACGTGAGGTAGGATGCACGGGATTTTAAGGGCTTTTTTTATTTATTAAATTTTTTTTATGGAAAGGGATTCTATGATTATTTACCGCAGTTTCTTTGAAGCGATTAAGGAACTACAAAAGACGAACCAGGCGGAGGTTTGGAATGCAGTTTATGAGTTAGGGTTAAATGGAAAGTACGTTGAATTGAACGGAATTAGTAAAACTATTTTTACTTTAATTGCGCCACAAATCGAAGCTAATTACAAGAAATTTATAAACGGGAGCAAACCCAAAACCAAACAAACTGAAAGCAAATCCGAAGCAAAAGATAAGCAAACCCGAAGCAAAACCGAAGGCAATGTAAATGATAATGTAAATGATAATGTAAATGATAAATTTAATTTTTATGAATCTTTAATTAAATACGGGTTCGATAAAGAGTTGGTTAAAGAATGGTTGCAAGTAAGAAAACAAAAGAAAGCTGTAAACACCAAAACAGCATTTAACTCTTTTATTAGCCAAGTAGAAAAAAACGGACAAGATAAAAACCTAATTTTACAAACTTGCGTAGAACGTTCTTGGATTAGTTTTAAGTCGGATTGGATAAAGAAGGAAGAACAAGAATTATCTTTGGAACAATTGCAGTATAACCACGTACAAAAAATGTTAAATTACATAGACACTAAAGATTATTCAAATGCTGACTAAACAAGGCGATTCCATCCAATACTTACTTGACTTAAAAGCGGGTAAGATAAAAGCAGGATTAGGTATTGATTGCGTATTGGATAACTTTTTAAGGTTTAAACGCAAGCAAGTAAACATAATTTTGGGACACGATAACGTCGGTAAAACTTATTGGATAAATTGGTATTTTCTTTGTCTTGCATTAAAACACGGACTTAAATTTTGCCTATGGTCGGGGGAAAATCAAAAGGGGCAAGTTCTAAGGGATTTAATACAACTTTACGCAGGCGAACCATTCAAGAACTTAACTAATAACCAAATACAAAGCTACCTTACCTACTTAGAGCAATTTTTTATTTTCGTCGATAATTCTAAACTTTACAAGCCGTTGGAACTTTTGGATGTATTTAAGCAAAGCGAATGCGATGTAGCGTTAATAGACCCTTTTACGGGGTTAGACCGAGAAATGAGTTACGAAGGCAATTATACTTTTATGAATAAAGCACGGGAGTTTGTCAATAAAACGGGAATAACGCTTTACATTAACACGCATCCAAACACGGAAAGCGGGCGAAGCGGAAATCTATACACGGAAGGCGAATGGAAAGGACACCTAAAACCCCCATTAAAAGACCATATTGAAGGAGGTAAGGCTTTTCTAAATAGATGCGACGATATGTTAGTAATTCACCGACTAATAAAACACGAACAAATGAAGTATAAAACAATGATTTCGATTGAAAAAGTAAAGGATACGGAAACGGGAGGAAAAATAACGGGAATTGGCGAGCAACTTTTATGCGATTGGAACAGTGGTTTAGGCTTTGAACTTTACGGAGTTAATCCATTAAGAGATATGCGAAACCCAAAGAAATCAAATTTACCTTTTTAAGATGGACGATTTAACGATATTAAAAGGGAAGGTATTAACCACGTACACCGCAACGAAAGTACAAAGCAGTTTGGACGAAATCAAAGCAAAAAACGGACACCGTACCGATTTAATCGAATCAATGGAAGCCACGTTGTTAGACCTTCACGAAATACGGAGAATAATTGACGGGTTAGAAAAAGAACTAAGGTTTGCAAATTCTTCAGCATTTAGGTTAGAACGGTTATGCTTAGAATTAAAAGCCGAAAATAAAGAACTGAAAAACGAAATAAAAGCGTTAACCACGGAGTTATAAATAAATTAAAAAATTAAACTTATAAGTTATGTTAAAAGTTGGTAGTGATTTTAGCGGAGTTGGTGCATTTAACCAAGCCTTATTAAGATTAGGAAAACCATTTAAGGAAGTATTCGCCTGTGATATTGATAAATACGCACGCGAAACATTTATTGAAAACTACGGAGAACCCGAATACTATCCGACTAATGTTTACGAGCGCGAAATACCACAAGAATCTTTGGATGTATATATGACTTCGCCACCTTGTCAAGCGTTTTCATTAGCAGGAAAACGATTAGGAAAAGACGATAAACGCGGAATCCTATTTTTTAATTCGCTTGAGTTTATTCAGGTAAACAAACCGAGGTATTTTATATTTGAAAACGTCAAGGGATTACTTTCGGACGATAACGGAAAAACATTTAACGAATGGGTAAATTTACTTGGTGGTAAATCGGTTAATGGATTACCCGTATTATTTGCTTACGAAGATTCAGTACCTTACCATTTATATTGGAAAGTTCTAAACGCAAAAGAACACGGAGTACCACAAAACCGCGAACGCGTTTTCTTAATTGGAATCCGAGACGATAAAGACAACAACTTTAGATTCCCTGTTGAAGAACATTTAACCAAACTACTAAAAGATATACTTGAAATTAATGTAGATAAAAAATACAATATGACTGAAAAAGGAATTTTTTATATTTTAGAAAAAATTGGAACTTATACAGGTATAAATGAACCAATAGTTAGATGTATAACAACAAGATATTCCGCTTCAATTAGTGGAACTTTTTTGAACATAAACAACATTTATAGAAAATTAACACCGCGCGAATGTTTTAGATTAATGGATTTTCCCGATTCTTTTATTTGGACTTGTTCGGATTCACAAGCCTATAAACAAGCAGGTAATTCAATAGTGGTTAATGTACTTTATAAAATCTTAAAGAATCTAAATTTATGAAGTGTAAAAACTGCAAAGCCGTATTTACTCCCGTTCGATTTAATCAAAAATATTGTTTAGAATCCGATTGCGTAAAGGTATGGATAGAATCGGAAAAGGAAAAACAATGGAAGAAAAAAAAGAAGGTATTGAAAGACGAACTGCAAACCTTACCCGAACTCCTTAAATTGGCTCAAATAACGTTTAACAAGTACATTCGATTACGCGATAAGGATAAACCTTGCGTAAGTTGCGAAAAGCCGTTAGGCGCAAAATTTGACGCGGGGCATTACTTTAGTATGGGAGGGCATAAGTCGGTAACTTTTGACGAAGAAAATGTACACGGACAATGCGTAACGTGTAACCAACATAAACACGGAAATATACTTTATTATCAATTAGGAATACAAAAAAGAATCGGAGCTGATAGGTTAATAGAATTACACGCTAGAGCCTACGAAACAAAGAAATGGACACGGGACGAACTAACCGAAATAATTAAACGCTATAAATCAAAAATAAATGAATTTCAATAACGATTTTAAGTTTGATTTAATGGTAGGTCAAACATACGAAAACCAATTAAGCGAATTACTCCAACAAAAAATAGAAGTTAAACGCGATTTTAAATGCTTGGAAACGGGAAATATATTCGTAGAATACGAAAGTAGGGGTAAACGTTCGGGAATAGCCACAAGCGAAGCGGAATGGTGGTGTTATTGGCTTAGTGAATCGCATTTTGTAATGATAAAAAAAGACGAATTAAAAAAACTTTGCAGAAAATATATAGGAACAAAACGAGACGTAAACGGCGGGGATTCCAATACGAGTAAAGGAATCTTGTTGCCTATTCAAGAATTCATAAATAAATTTTAACATTTTTTAACAAATTAATTATATCGAAGTATTGCAGATTAAAAAATAAGTATTACATTTGTGTATAATTAAAAACGAAAACGCTATGAAAACAGAAATTAAAAAATCAATAATCGAAGGGCAAGATTTCCAAAATGATAATTTAGGATGGTTTACTACAAATAGAATAAATAAGGATGGCTCATTTTGGATATTTTATAATGAAAAAATTTATAGATATAATTCAGTTTTAAAATCAACAAATGCTATTTTAAAATTAATTAATACAGGCTGTTTATAA